TGTAATTCTAATTAATGGAATATTATTTTTTTTGCAATATTCATTTTTTAAATTATCTCTTTCTTGTAAATCTTTAAATCCTTCTTCCCCTCCGAAAGCAATTTCTGGTTTTAAATGTTGACTACCATCATATTCAATCAATTGAATAAGTTGCCCAAAGTTATCCATAATAGCAAAATCAAATCTTAGATGATAACCATTTTTACTTAATAAATCTTTAAAAGTATATTCTCTAATATAATTTATACCGTGTTGTTTTAATATGTTTGCAATTGTTTCTTCTCCTTTTGAAGAATAATCTTTACAATTTATACAACTTCTAATTTGCATTTGTGTAAGTTCATGTGTTGTACAAACTCTATATTCGCCACAATCACATTTACATTTTCATAATGCTTCTCTTCTGTCATTAGAGCCGGCACGTTCTACCACAACTAATTTACTAAAACGTTGACCTAATAAATCATAAGCATTTTTACAATTTTTTCTACTACAACCGCAACTAGTGGTATGTCCTGTTCTTAGCGCCTGTCCTACTACATAAACAGTATTTCCACAATCACATAAACATTCTCATACCACTTGTCTATTTTTTCGTTCTGGTGTTATTTTTATTACTGTTAATTTTCCAAATTTAATTCCTGTTAAATCTTTTATAGCTCCCATAATTGCATTCTCCTTTTCATCTATATTTGAAAAGTCGGTATAACAAATTGTATAACATTGTTCTTTCCTCTATACAATAATTATATAATAAATTATTAAATTAGTCAATTAAGAAAGTTTAAAAGGCAGACACCTGCATCTTTGGATTTACATTTATTTGAAGGTCAGGTAAATCAACTAGCTGATAATTGTAATCAGTAGCGAACATAGGAATTACTCTACATGTTCCTTGATTAGCCTTACACCATAATAATATATCTTTATATTGTCCTCTACGATTTTTATATACTGAGATTTTTATTGCGGGTTCTTCAAATTTAAAACGCGCAATTACTTCTCTTAGGGCTTCTTTATCTTCCTTGCTAGTTTTAAGCATAATCATACCTAAATCTATTTTATCGGCTATTGATTTTGCGCCACGCAATAAGTTTTGGTCATATTGTTGCGCTGTTGTATAATCAGCATTTAATTGAGTTGCGGTTAAGATAAATACTCCATATTCATTACATAAATCTTTAAGTTTAATAGAAATCATAAATAATACATTATCTTCTCTTAAACCTTTAATTCCTGTTTTTGATGTGACTTCGCTAAGAATTTTCATAGACGTATGTAAGTAATCAAAAAATATATATCTAACATCTCATTCATGTATACCAAACTTAATAGTGTTTTCGATGTCTTTCATAGAAAAGTCAGGAAGTTTTTTAATATAAATTGGACACTTTTTAATCAACTCTGCTGCATATAATACTCTTTCCAATTCTCCTGCTTCATAATTATTATATATTATATGACTTTCATTTACATCAGACAAGAACGCTAGCATCATAGTCTGTATTTCATCTACTTCTTGTTCTGTTGTAATAAACATAGTAGGTTCTTTTGTTCCATTTTCAACCCACGCACCTTTATCTGAATCATATAATCTATCACACGCGATAGAACATGCATCTGCTATCATACTACGAGTTTTACCTACACCAGTTGCTGCCGAACGTAGATAGAATTTCTTTAAACGAGCTCCGCGCGTAACTGTGTTAATAAAAGGTCCGAACATTGGATATCCAATTTCAGGTCTTTTTTGTAGACTTTCTATTAATTCATTGACTTTTTCTCCAGCTTGAATAAAATCTTCATTTGAATCGTCTACATATTTCATTCTAATTTCTGTGATTTTTCTATCAATTAAATCCGCTATTGAATCAAGAGACGAATTATCTAGCCAATCTTCTTGAGCTTGTTTCTTTTTGGCATCTAAAATATTGTCTACATCATATAACCAGGATAAATCCATACCAGCGTTGCTATACATTCTTAATAAAGTCATTTTTTTCATTTTTTGATAATAATAATCAAAAGTAGAAAGTTGAATATTTTGTGATATTTTATCTAAATACTCATTTCCTTTATAATTTTTATATATAGCTAAACTTT